GGATGATAACTTAATAACTTTGCTAAACGTAATACACTATCACGACGTTGTGCAGTTTCTAAGAAGTTTTCTCTTGCATTAAGATCTTGTCTAAAAGCAAGACTTTGTCCAAAGTATGCAATAAGATCCATAAGTGCAATAAATTCACTACTCTCAATGTAGTCATTAAAGTCTTCAGGATAGTTATTGCGAAGATACTGTACCATAGTGGTACGAAGTGTTTCAAAGTCATAACTTTGAAAATCTGCGTCTTTGAATGTTTGATAAATCTTTGTCCAGTCTTCTGAAACAAATAAACTATTTTGACGTTCACTAGTGCTCATTTAAATATACCCAGTTCCTTATATTGTAGTATTTATGCGTTTTATAAAGTGCGTATATTATTAAGCAGTTGCTTTTCCACTTTGACTATCAAACGTAACTACCATGTCTTCGCTATAGTCACCATCGGCATATGCTATTGCTAACTCTACTTGCAGCCCATGTTCATACTCTGCAACATCTAACGATCTTAATACTATCCTCGGATCTGATTCAACAATATTCTGCAAGTTTTCAATAACTGCATATCTTACTTCATCAGTAAAAGGATCAAAAATGTAATCCCATATTATACAACCAAACTCAGGATTCATTAATCGTTCGCCTAATCTTGTATTAAAATGATTAATTAGATCAGCACGAATTAATACTTGGTCTGTTGCCGCAGTATCTACAAAATCTCTTCCAATGCTTGTGTAACCGTAATAGTTTGCCATATCAATATTTACCTATGCTTTTTTACTCTTCTGCAAGTCTATCAGGACTAGCAGTTACTATTTCTGCAACGTAAGGTGCCTTGTTTGCTATTTTATCACCTAGTCTTGCAACTGGTTTATCATTAGCAAGTACGTTAGGACTGCCTGTAATAATCTCACCGTGGTGTCCACAGTCAGTTAAAACTAAGTCACCTAATCTAGCAGTACCTTTATTGTTTGTTATGTCGTCTGGACTTGCAGTAATAATAGTGCCACCAATTTTTAATGGAATATGACTAGGGTGACTGCACGTTCCAAATGTTCTATCACCGAGTCTTGCTACTGGTCTTCCCATTATGCCGCTCCTGTGTCAGTCCATTTGTTAGAAATACTATTCCAAGTTTTCCTAGCAATAGATAAGTTATTACTTGGTCGAGGTGCTTCTTTTACTGATCTGCGAGATGAAACATTGGCAAAGTCATCAACCCCAAATGCATTATTTAAATCTGTCTCAGTTCCGTATACTCTTGTTGTTCTTGCCATTTTTGCAAATGATTCGGTTGTTTCAGTTATGCTATTAGCAATGTCACTGAACGAGCTTAGATCTGAAAGACTTGTAATTTTTACATCAACGTTTTCTACAATGTCTCTAAAACCTTGCAACTTGTTAACTCCATCAAAGCTCAATGCTCCTGCTGAGTCAACTGCTTTTGAAACTCCTGGAAGTGATAATCCTTTAGTTGCCGCCATTGCTCCGTCAATGCCTGCAAACTTACCAATAGAACCACTAGGGTCTCCCATACTAAGTGCATCACCTAAGTTTCCTGGTGTTTTAATTCCTTGTGCTTTTATAATATCAGTTTCTAGTCCCATACTTAATTTGTCTTTGTTACCTACTGATATTTCTCCAAGTTCTGCTTGTGCTTCAAGTATAGCCGCATCAAGTTTTGCAAGTGCTACCATTTCAGCAACACTTCCATCCTTTAATGATTCAAGTCCACTAGCCATACCGTTTACACTGCTTAGTGCAACACCGGCTACTGCTTTCATATTCTTAGTTGCTTTGCCTACTGCCGCACTAAGACTGACTGGAATAAGCGGACCTCCAAATACAGGAATGTCTGCACTTGGATCTGGTGTTCCTGTCTTAGCCTCAACTACTTTTTCTTTACCGTTTGGAAAACGTTTGTCGATGTCAGCAGTTCTGCCATACATCATTACTTGTGTTTTATTGTACTCAACCTCTTTGCTTGGCAACTTATAATCAATATTGAAGTTAACAACTTTAAGGTTAGGCTTTATCATGTAATTTTTTAATGCCATTATAACGCTATTTTCTCCACTTCTTCTTCAGGTATCTCTTCAACTTTTGCACCGTAACGTTTATTCAACTGTGCTTCAGTTCCGTATACTCTAATTAATGTTGTCTTTTCTTCAAACGGACTTTCGCCTGCTTCTTCATTTGCACTTAGGTTTCTTACTTGCAATGTTTCAACAACATCTCTAAAAGGCTTTTTACGATCAATATTAAAATTAACAAGTGTGCCATTATCTTGTATACGTCTAGTGTGTCTTGGCACTTTACTTTTAACTTCTTTAGTTGCTTCGCCTACTGTTCCACTTGCTTCAAACTTACTGTTGAGCATTGCTTCTTGTATTCCTTTACAACTTAATCCGCCTGTAACACTAACCATGTCACCTAATTTTTCAACACACACGTTAAGTTTTTCTTCTGCTTTTGTCATTGCATCTGCAATAGCATCACCTGGTGTTTTCATTTCTGTAATAGGATCGCCAAACTCATCATACGTTGGATGTCCGTCATCATCCATTACAGGTACAGGAATCATTATACCACTTCCTGCTGATGCATTTACTTTAGTTGCTTTACCGTCAACTGCATCCATGTAATCAATAAATGCTTGTTCAAGTTTTGATTTCATCTCTATCTTGCCAGCATCAGTTAGTTTTGTTAGTAATGCGTTTACTTGATCAATCTTGCTAGTTGCAGTTTCTTTAGAAGCAATTATACTACTCATTGCTTCAGTTAACTGTCCTGCGGCGTCTTGTGTCTTTGTTAACATTTCTGCAGTCTTTACTTCTGTTTCAGCAGCCGTAATTGCAGTTTTAATATCTGGTGTAATTGCGCCAATAGTTCCCATAATGTTACAGGAATCTCCGCCTAGTTTAAGTGTTTTGTTTGCACCCTCTGTTAGTTTTGTTAAGTTGGTTGCCACGTCGGCATCCATATCAAAGTTAAATGCTCTACCGGCAAAATTAAATGGCATTATTCGTCTCCTCTACTCCAAGGCTCATGTTCTGGAACCACATTGGCAATACTGCTTAGTACATCTTTGTTATTGTTAGATCCTACTAAATCATTTGTTGTCGGTGTTGACGCAACTGTTGCCTCTGGTCCGTTATGATGTATGTCACTATCTAATGCAGTGAACTTTTGATCTTCAGCAGTTCTAACATGCAAAGGTCCTTCACTTTGTATATAAGTTCCTTTTTCACTTACTGCATCTATTGTTCCATCCTCAGCATGTATTTTTACTGCGGCTTCTTTTGATTTTATATTTACGTTCATGTCTGCTTCTAAATTAATATTACCACCTGCTTGTACATTAAATGTTCCTTCGCAATGTACACTAAAGTTTCCTGCACTATAGGCATTTGTATTTCCAGTGTTGTCCATTTCAATCCAAGCATTACCACTTGCAGTTGCAACATATACAATACCTTTTTTATCGTCCATTAAGATTTGATGTCCTGTACTTGTTCTTAAACGAATCAAGTTACTATCACCTTCAACATCGCCGTCGTCCATAATAAACATGTGACCTGGCAAACGTTCCTTAACTTTTAAATCTTCTTCAGTTGCAGTTCCTTCTTCCATTCGTTCTTTTAATTGAATGTTAGTTGCTGGATCAGTGTGTACAGATCTTCCCGGAGTGCTTATTCCATAAACTGAACTATTGTTTTCTCTTTGACTACTACTAAAACTTTGTCCACGTACTGTATCGTTTAATAACCCTTGTTGTTTAAATATTTTTAATAAAGGAATATTAACTGGTCTTTGTAGTACACCTAGTGTGCTTCTAGTTTCATCTTTAAATTTTGGGTTTCTTTCAATAACCGGTAAAATATCTCTGCCAGTTTCTGCTGCTGGTAAAATATCAAATACTTTTGGATCTTCAATCCAGTTTTTACTACTAGGAATACCTGGAGTCATATGATTACTCATATCATCAATCAAGCAACCTATACAAACACCTTTATCTTTAACACCTTCAAGAAAAGTTACAACAACTCTAACTCCTGGATCAGGTGGCGACATCCACATTCCGTAACTGTATATGCCATCAAGTTGATCTTTACCTATATTGTCTTTATCTGTTTTGCCGTAGTATGGTGTACTCCATTGTATTGGTATCCAACTGTTTGTTGCTTGTTCAGGACCGCCAAATGCTGGAATGTATACTTCAATACGTCCTGTTCTTAACACGTCACTGTTGTTTTTAATAATACCTTCATAAGGACCTGGATCAACAATCTGACGTTTTTTCATTACGTCGAGGTCTGGATCAATCCTATTAAAAAACTGTTGTGTGGTTGTACTCATGTTGCTATTGTCCTAGCACTTTTAAGCAGATTTGTTCCTGCTTTTTTAGCCTTTGCTATAGTGCCTGGTTTAGGTGACCAACCACCTGTAATTGCTTCTACGCCTTCACCTATGCTATTAACATCACCGGGTGGAAATGCTTTTCCTAAACTACCTGCTTTGTCTATTGCATTCTTAACTGCATTGGATCCTGTTATTGTTTTATCAAAACTATCAGGTTCTAGTTTGTTGGCTGCACTAAATGGGTTACCAGGACTATTATTTTGTATTGCTTTTGTAAGTTGAGATTTAATATCCGGAGTTTGTTTAATTTTTAAATCCACACGCTGATTAATTTCTTTTACACTTTCGACACGCTTCTGGCCCTCAGACTTATCAACAAAATCAGATAACTGTCTGCCTCTTTCTCTAATTGCTTTTATACTCTGTGTAAACTTACCACCTGTAAATTTACTATCAACTTCAACGGCTTTGTATATGCCATTCATAGTAGGTGCAGTAACTTCTGCAAGTCCATCTTTGTCATGTCCAAATCCGCTATACAATCCTGTTTCGGTATTAATATCTTCTGGGTTTCTAAATGATAATGACAAATGCCACTCTCTGTCTGGATTTAAAGATTTATCATCTGGAAAGTAAGTTGGTGCTTCTGATGTAGCATTACTTACTATTCTTAAATCTTGTGATTGTATAAAAGCAGGATCTCCTATAATTTCAAGAGATACTTCAATTAAATCTGCACCTGTTGAAAATACATCTTGCATAAAGTTATCAACAATCATTGAACGTGGGTCGCTTCTAGGATCGCTTATTCCTTTTGAACTTCCAACATCTATTACTGCTTCTTTATTAAATGGAGCAATAACACTAACTGAGTTAGCATCTGTCTTGGCTAAATTACCTGCGGCAAAATCTGATGGATCATATGCAGACTTTTGTGTTGGAGACTTTTTTGCCTTTTCTGCAATTTGATATAAGTTTTTTTGGTAATACGCACTATTAAACTGAATGTCAAAATTTAATATGTCGTTGTTCTGTCCTGTGTATAGGTATTTATAATCTTTAACAACGTCCTTAATAGGTGCCTGGCCAAAGTTTTCAAAGTCTTTACCGTGCATGTTATACTTTTTAATTGTATAGGTCATTTTTCTTGCAAAGCAATTTCGCTTTGTGTCCCACTTATCTAGTAGTGTAATCTTAGGAACAATTCTGTAAAAGTTAATTGGTGTGTCTTCATTTTCTTTATACTGACTAAATTGTTTGTCAGGTACTAATTGCAAGTTATCGTTCTTAACTTGGTTTGTCATATATGTGCTTGTTCTCATTATACTGTGAATACACTGTATTAGGTTTGTACCTGCACGTATTGAATAAGACTGCTTTGACTCATTATAATTAAAGTTTTTTAAGAACTGACCTTGTGCCTTTTTAGCAGGATCGTTTTCATTTTTAATTTTTCTATATTCAACAACATCTTGTAATGTAATAGTTGATGTAGAAATATCAGGATCTACTACAAATTCATATTCGTCAGCGTATAGTTTAGTTCCTTGTTTTACTTGCTCTTTTTCAATTAAATTAAAATAACCTGCAAGTCCACCTTGTACAACGTCTGATCTGATTGCGTCTACTATATCCTCTGGGTCGCCCATTGGATTTGTTATCTTCTTTCTGTACTTGGTAAATGTTGTAATATCACTAGTTAGAAATTCTCCAATAGTAGTTGCATTAACTTTAACATCAGTTTTAATTGTTGCTTTAGTATTTTCTAATGCTAAACTATGATAAGGTACACATTCAATGTTGTAAACTGTGCCTGCCTCAGTTGCTCCAAACGTAAACTTTTTTATTTTTATAGGAATATATCTTGTTGATTCAGCGGATGCTTTTTCAATTAACACGCCGTCTTTGTCATATCCTTTAAAACTTACTTTTAACAAATATGGTTGATTAGTATAGTTATAACCGCCCATTTCTTTAGCTGCCATTACAAGTCCGTTGAGTAATGTCATTCCGTATGGTTCTGTAACTGTAAAACTAACTTCTGTGTTTACACTTCCAACATTACCGGCACCCGGTGCAATTTTACTAGCAATCTCAACATCATCAATAAAGTAATCTAACTTAAAAAATTTGTTTCTATTCTTTTGACTACCGCCACCTGATTTAATTAATAGGCGTCCGGGTAAGTCTTCAACAGTAAACTTAGGGTCTTCTACAAAATTATTAAAATCATCTACTCCTAAAACAAACAACTCAAAATGATATGTATAACTTGCATATTCATGTAATACGTTTTTCTTAAACAGTGCTGGAATTTTAGTTGTATCTTTTGTTTGTGATCTTTCTAGTACTTCAATTGCCTCATCACTTAGCTCAGAATCATCGTCTGCTTGGCTGAGACGTACATTCTTAGTTGCAACATCTTTAGTTACAACCGGAGCCTCTTTTTTTGTTGGAGTAATTTCTACACGTTTTGTTTCTGTATATGAAAATCCATCTTTGTCTATACCTTTAGTAACAACTTGTTTATATTGTTTCTTAGTAGGATCTCCTATTTTTTCTTTACCGCCTGAACCGGAACCAGCAATACCTTGTGACTTTCCGCCAGGACCGCCAGTTAGTGCATTCATATGTTTCATTGCGGCCGCAGCATCTTTATTGTATGCTTCTTTTTGACTTTCTGGTACTAGTTTACCCAAGCCATTTACTAAGTTTTGAAGTGCCACGTTATATTCCTAAATCATTAAATAGTCGTTCTTGCTCGGGTAAGAATATACTAACTCCTTGCTTCATATCCCATATTGGGTCATGAATTACATTTGGATTACGTTGTGCAAATACCCACCATAACTTTGGATTATCGTATAAGTCACTCGCGAGCAAGTCTGGACGATATTCATATGTGGTGTTGATTGTTAATATTTGGTCACCTACTGAAGCACTAATTGGTCGAGGTGTTAATGTCTCTAGTTGCCTGTTAGCATTTATTCCAGTTTTATAATAAGGGCTAGTGTTACTGTACGCCATAGTGTTTCCTTACTTTATATATTTCTTCATTAGTAGGTAAATGCCATAACAAGCAAACAAGTATGCAGTTGCTACGCCTACGTCTACTAAGTGTTCTCGCATGTGGTATATGAATTCTATACCTGCTTGTACATCGCCTTCGGTTACTTTTTGTTCCATTAGATAAATCCTTTTGAACTACCGGCTCCACTTGCAAGTGTATCTAAACCAAATTCTCTTAATTGATTTCTACTGTAAACCGGTGTAACGCCTACACTTATTTCTGTTTGTCTTGGTACACGAGTTGTTCCTGGTGAACTATCAAAACCCCCTGCTGATAAACCTGGTATTGCCATATAGTCTACTTCTGCTGGTAGTGTAATCGATACGTTGTTAACAACACAAGGAATGTTTGGCATTAAATGTTGTCCGTGTCCACTTAATCTCATAATTGGAGGTGGGTTACCTGCAAGAGCTCCATCCGCTTCTCCAAACATTTTTGTAATTGTTCTTAAAAATTGTATTACTGCCATCACATAGATTGCATCAGGACCTGAATCAACAGTAAACGTCCCTGTTATTAATATGTCTTGTACTGCACTATTACTATAGAAATTAAAAGGATAATTACTATGTGTAGGACTTGTTCTTGAATAATCAACTTGATGTTGAAATGTAATAGCAGGAGTATAAGGAAATACAACTCCATTTGTCTCTGCTAACGGTGAAATTAAACCGCCAGTACTGCCATTATATAAAATTTTACTTTTAGGAGGTAAACTAAGTCTTACTCTATGGTCTGAATTTTTATTACCAACAACCGGGTAACTAGTACTCATTGCTGCGCCTTTTTTATTAGCACTAGCGCCTTTAGTAATACCAGCACCAAATAGTCTGCCAATATCAGGAGCACCGCCACCTGCTATATCTTTTATGCCAGGAAATATACCGCCTGCAATTTTGGCAGCCATTGGATTTTTGTCTGCAAACTCGCCGTAACTTGCATAAGATGGAACAGTTGACGTTGTTACACCTTTGTTTTTTGCTAATTGCGAAACTGGCTTGCCTTTGGCAGTGTATTGTACATCGCCTTTACTATTTAAAATTCTACCCATTATATAAAATACCTCTTGCTCTATGTATTTATTTACGTTATAATGTACACATATAATTATAAGGAATTCCTTTATGGCAACAAAAAACTATCTTAATAACAGAGATTTATTAAAAGAAATACACAAAAGTAAAACAAGTTACGGATCATATATTGATATTGAAGCAAAAGACGTTGATTGTATTGTACTAAGTGTAGCCGCTATTGACAAATCTGCTATCAAAGAAGCTCGCAAAGCACGGGCTGATAGATTACAACGTGCGGCATTTGAAAAAAATGATAACAAAAAATTAAAAATGGCAGACTTTGCAGTTGATCCTGAAAGTTTTAAGTTAAGTGAACTAGTGTTCCGTGTAATGACATTTGAACATATTCCATTAGAACCAGGACGTAAAAAAACTCCTAAAACAGTTGCAGACCATCATACCAAGTGTTTGTTTCCTCCATATCAGCATTATAGACATGATGACGACGGAGAACTACAACTAGTGGCAAAAAGTCATTGGGTTGGCGGAATGGAGAATGGTTACTTTAGTCAGGATCATGGAAAAACATCAACCAAACTTGCAAACATGTACATGAAACTGTGCGAGCGTTACAGTCATAGATATAACTGGCGTGGTTATACATATGTTGACGAAATGCGTGGACAAGCACTTGTACAACTTGCACAGATCGGTTTACAATTTGACGAATCAAAAAGTCAAAACCCGTTTGCTTATTATACTGCCGCTATTACAAATAGTTTTACAAGAGTACTAAACATTGAGAAACGTAATCAAAACATACGTGATGATATACTTGAAATGAATGATTTAACACCAAGTTATACCAGACAACATAACAGTGAATGGAATAACAGGATTGCTGAAGAATCTAAATTAGTGGCACCTAGAGACAAAAAATAGGTTGCTCTTTACTCAAAAAACCTATACAATAACGTATATTTCAGAAGCATGATAGGACTTGTATGAGTAACTTATTCAAGAAAGCAGTAGTTTTTACGGATATACACTTTGGCAACAAAAGTAATGCATATGCACATAACGAAGATTGTGTAGCATTTGTTGAGTGGGCTATTAAACTAGGAAAAGAACAAGGAGCAGAAACTTGTTTATTTCTTGGCGACTGGCACCATCACAGAGCAAGTATAAACGTTGCTACACTAAATTACAGTATTATGGCTATGACTAAACTTAGTGATGCGTTTGATCAGGTAATATTTTTGCCTGGCAACCATGATGAGTATTATAGAGATAAACGTGATTTCAATAGTGTAGCCTGGGTTAAGCATTTACCAAACGTAAGATTGTTTAACGACATTACAATTGAAGGTGATGTTGCTATTGTTCCGTGGCTTGTTGGCGACGAGTGGAAACAAATTAAAAAGATTGAAGCAAAGTATATGCTAGGACATTTTGAACTTCCTAGTTTTTATATGAACGCAATGATACAAATGCCCGATCACGGTGAACTAAAGAACAACCACTTTCAAGGTGTTGAACGTATGTTTACTGGGCACTTTCACAAAAGACAAGAAGTAGGAAACATAAGTTACATCGGTAATGCTTTTCCGCACAACTATTCAGATGCATGGGACGATGATAGAGGTGCAATGATACTTGAATGGGACAAACCACATGTATTTCATAAATGGCATGATGCTCCAAAGTATCGTGTGCTAAAACTTAGTGACTTACTTGATAATCCAGATAAACTATTGTTACCTAAAACGTATGCAAGAATTAACTTGGATATTGATATCAGTTATGAAGAAGCAAACTTTATAAAAGAAACATTTTATGAGCAATATGATGTAAGAGAACTTGCACTATTACCACAAAAGAACGTTGAAACAGATTATGATGAGCAAGTAGAAATTAACTTTGAAAGTGTTGATAGTATTGTATACAGTCAACTTACCGCAGTACAAAGTGAGTTGTACGACAGTAATTTATTAATGGAAATATACAGGAATCTATAATTGTTTAAAATAAACAGTCTTACAGCAAAAAACTTTATGAGTGTGGGTAATAGTACCCAAGCAGTTGATTTTAATCGTGATGACTTAACACTTGTACTAGGTGAAAACTTAGATACAGGTGGTGGTGATAATGGTTCAAGAAACGGTACAGGTAAAACAACTATAATTAATGCATTAAGTTATGCACTATATGGATTGGCTTTAACTAACATTCGTAGAGATAACTTAGTAAACAAAACTAACGGTAAGAATATGTTAGTTACTTGTGAGTTTGAACTTGGAGGATTACAGTATCGTATTGAACGAGGACGTAAGCCAAATGTACTAAAGTTTTATATTAACAATCATGAACAAGAAGCAAGTGATTCTGCACAAGGTGACAGTAGAGAAACACAAGCAGAAATTGAACGTTTACTTGGTATGCAACACAATATGTTTAAACACATTGTTGCACTAAACACATACACTGAACCTTTCCTTAGTATGAAGGCAAATGATCAACGTGCTATTATTGAACAGTTGTTAGGTATTACATTGCTTAGTGAAAAAGCAGATGTACTAAAAGAACAATTAAAAGTTAGTAAAGAATTAGCAACTACTGAAGAGTTCAGTATTAAAAGTCAAATTGATGCTAACAGTCGTATTGAAGGACAAGTTGAGGCACTTAAACGTAGACAAACATTGTGGAAGACTAAACACGACAATGATGCCAAACAACTTGAAGAAGGACTTGATGCACTATCACATGTTGACATTGAAGCAGAGCTTGAAGCACATAGTAAACGTAAAGAGTATAAAACTAAGCAAAGACAAATCAAAGAAACAACTGATTTACTAGATAGAATAACTGCTGAAACAAAACGTAATAATAAAAGTATACAGAAACTTGAAAAAGAATTAGCACTACTAAGTCAACATAAATGTTATGCATGTGGACAAGAAATACATGATAACAAACAAGAAGATACAATCAATAGTAAAAAAGAATCTCTACAAGAAGCAACTGATATTGTAGAAAAAAATAGTGTAGAAGAAAATAAGTTAAATATTGAACTAGATGAGTTAGGAGAACTTGGAGAAGTTCCTAATGTATTTTATGAGTCACTTGATGACGCATATGATCACCGAGGCAGTTTAGATAAACTAAAAGCAGAACTAGATGGTTTACTAGCACAAGTAGATCCATATGCAGAACAAATACAAGAAATGCAGGAGACTGCAATACAAGAAGTAGATTATACTACACTTAACGAACTTGTAAGAGTCAAAGACCATCAGGAGTTTTTACAACGATTACTAACTAGTAAAGATAGTTTTATAAGAAAAAGAATTATTGATCAAAATTTAGCATTCTTAAACAAGCGATTAGCATTTTATTTAGAACGTATAGGATTACCACATAGTGTTGTTTTCTTAAATGATCTAACAGTAGAAATACAAGAGCTTGGAAGAGATTTAGATTTTGACAATTTAAGTCGTGGAGAACGCAACAGACTTATATTAAGTTTAAGTTGGGCTTTCCGTGATGTATGGGAAAATCTATACCAGCCAATTAATTTGTTATTCATTGATGAATTAGTTGATAGTGGAATGGACTCAAGTGGAGTTGAAAACTCGCTTGCCATATTAAAGAAGATTAGCAGAGAACGTAAAAAGAGTGTGTGGCTTGTGTCGCACAAAGACGAACTTGCTGGTCGTGTAAACAACATACTCACAGTTACAAAAGAGAATGGGTTTACAAGTTATAATACAGATATAGAAGTCATATAGGAGAACAACATGGCAGATCAAATTCACGAACAAATCGTAGCGGCCTATGATGCATACTTAAAAGAGCATGCCGCTTGGGAAGACAAAGGCGTTAAAGCCGCAGCCGCTAGAGCAAGAAAGGCACTTGGAGACATTGGTAAACTTACTAAGTCAAGACGTGCTGAGATTCAAGAAAAGAAAAACAGCATGTAATGATTTCAATATCGAGATTACAAAACGATATTGAAATACATGATTGCACTAACGAACGTATCTACAGTAAAGATGAGTTAACTTGTCTTGCTGGAGGATATCAGCGTTTCTTTGAAAGTCAAAAACTTACAAGAGGCGATCGTATTTCATTGTGTCTGCAAGAAGACATACATCATCTAGCAGTAGTGTTTGCTTCTATTGACTACGGACTTGTTCCTGTTATTAGTGGTGACCATTATATTGATGACGAGTACTGTGCAAGGAGCAATATTAAAATTGTTCTAACTCGTGGAATACAACCTGTAACTGTAAAAACTATTAATGTTCCTCACATTGAGTTAGATGGCAATATTGAACCATCAAAACTCTATCGTGTTAACCATAACGATATTATACTAGAATCGTTTACTAGTGGTACAACAGGGCATTCTAAAACAGTAACACATACACACGAAAGTATTACTTGTGCTTCAAACGATAGTATCAAGCACTACTGGAAAGATGCAAAAACAAGTTGGTTTTATCATAATATTGTACACTTAGGTGTTAGTACTGTGTATTTCTTTCCTGCATTATTTTCTAGTAAAAAGGTCGTTTTGCCACATTTGTGGGACACTTATGATGTTGAAACATTTAATAAACACAAACCTGATACAATGTTATTGTTTCCATCAAACTATGAACAATACGAAAATTTAAGCAAGTTAGATTTAAGTCATGTTCGCTATGTACTAACTGGAGGTTCAACAATTCCAAAAACATTTTGTGAAAAACTAATTGAGCAAGGTGTTGATGATGTTGTTGTAATATACGGACTAACAGAATGTTTGCCTCCTATTATGCATAAGTTTGTAAACAAACAAAACATTGCTGATTATAATCAGCAGGATATGGGTGTAAACTGTGATGATACTGCTGAATACAAAATTGACAGACACGGTGAATTAGTAATTGTTAAAAGTAAGCATTTAGCAAAGCAAATTAACGATTCTAATGTGGATACATTAAATACAGGTGACCGTGTAAACACGGTTGGCGATAATTATTATTTTGAAAAACGTAATAAAGATTTTATTAGGATTAACGGAGAATTAGTTAATCCGCAACAACTTGTTGACGAAAGTCAAGCAACAAAAATTGTGTTGTTTGGTACTTCTCAGACACATGTTGTAGTCTGTGTGAATGACGATTCAGTGAATACTGACAGTTTGATCCAGAAATTAACAGGCCAGGGTATCAGTTATGATAAACTAATAATACCCATAGAGCTTAATGTATTAGGAAAACCTGATATAGGAAAATTAAGGCAGAAGTATGTTTCAAATTAAAGCTCATCTTAAAGAAGCCCGCAAAGGTTACTTTCAACATGGCAAATTTGCTGTTGTGGCAGGACTTGATCTTATACTCACAGGTATCGTTAGTATTATACATGGTATACTTCCTAACGTTTTACCATTTTACGCAGAGAAAAAGGTTGACTATTACCACAAGAAGGCATTACAATTACAACAGTTAAGAAAACAAAAGAAATGAGTTGGACTTATAAAGGTGATCCTATCGAGCAGTTACCAAGTGACGTTGAAGGATTTGTTTACTTAATAACCAACTTAAAAAGCAACAAAAAATACATTGGCAAAAAATTAGCAAAATTTAAAAAAACAAAACCACCTCTTAAAGGTAAGAAAAACAAAAGACGAACCACAGTAGAAAGTGATTGGAGAGAATATTATGGATCTTCAGATCACTTACAGGCAGATGTAGCAGAGCTAGGCAGTACAAACTTCACACGTGAAATATTATATCTTTGTTCAAGTAGAGGCTTAATGAGTTATCTTGAAGCAAAGGAACAATTTGACAGGGAAGTTCTTTTATCAGATGATTACTATAATGGCATTATAAACGTTCGCGTAGGCAGTAGCAAAATTCTCCACGAAGGCATTCAACAGTTCAAGAACAATCAACAATTATAGTTACAGTACTTAAGGTTAGCGGGCCAGTTTAGAATTCCGCTGTGGAAAAAGTTTCCGTATAGGAACACACGCAACATACAGATCAACACACCAGAGTGTGGAAGCCATCAAACAAATTGGGCTCACCGGTTAGTATAGATTGAATTACTGTCAATCAAAAAACACAATATAGTTTGTAAAAACCCATGGCAACAGGAACGAAGCGTGGGGTAACATAGCAATATGTATGTCGACGTAGGTTGGGAAAGGTCAGAGCCCATCAAACTTGTGTATAAACAATACCTACTTCCAAGTCTCGGCTGGATAATACTCGCATGAAGTCAAGATTAGATGGAACCCTTAAACAGGTTCCGTCTGACTGAAACGATCTGCATGAAGACTTCAGTTATATAATCATTTAGTTGTATATTATTAATTAAGAAAAAAGCAATGAGTTTGAAAAACGAAATTGCTGATGAACTTTAGTTCATCTTATAGTGTGATACTAAAGTAATGCCATTCCGCTCTTCTCTGTATTCTTGATGTTTTCCGAAACGATATCGTAGATAATCTTCTGCTCTTTCTGATTGAGCATGAATGCCTGATCCAGATTAATGCCACCACGCATATACCAAACTATCTTAAATATATTTTCTCTAATAGTGTCGGCTTCTGTGTCGAACTGCTTTAGCATCGATTCAATATCTTCGTTGCTAAGACTCAGAAGCCTTATGCGAAAAAATTTGAATTGTCAAATACTATAGGTGTGTTATACTTTGTATCACAACCTTCATTTTCACAAGTTAATTCAAACTCTGCAAAACTGTTATTCACTCTTTCATTGTCAAGATGTTTTTGAATAGTATCAAACATCTTTCTATCAACTCCGTGAACAAACTCGTTAATGTGTTTAATGTTTGTTACTTCAGTACCATCAGCAGTAGTAATTTTAAAAATTGTTTTAGCAATTAAGTCAACTGTGTGTACAGTAAGTTTTAAGAATGTATCGTTAAACAACTGTTGTTTTTGTTCATCAGTTGTTGTTTCATCATTGACAATTCTCATAATTTTTGCTTCTTCAAACTGTCTAAGATTTTCAGTGTTTAAGTCTTTGTATGATAGTGGTTTAAATTTAATTGTTAAATCATCTACTTGCAAAGTATCATTGAACACCCATTTTCCGCTTTGGTCAATTAAGTTTGCTAAGTCAATGCCAAACTCATTTTTTGCTTGACAAGTAGGACAAGTAGCGGTAATATCCATTTGATTACCGTATGTTGCAATACGAATAGCAATTAATAAAACATCCATATCTAAACTTGGTATGGACCACGGGTCTTTAATAGCAGGTACACAACTCTTAATAACTTCAACGGTACTGCTTCCGTTAAGTAGTGCATCTGGAGTTTTAAAAACTAACTCGTCTTTTGCAGTCATTGGAAATACACCTATCTCTCC